CAATTTAATATTGACACGCCAACTTCAATATTTTCAAAGTATAGAGAAATATCTTCAAACTATCAAGATTCTTTGTCAACAAAAGTTTATATAACATTACAAAATATTCTTGAAATTGGTCAAGTAGTATATCCTCAGTTTACAAATGTAGAAAATATCGGGATGAATAGAGTTTTAGATTTAGGAGAAATAACTTCTTCAGAAGATACAAAGTATAAGATTACTGATGGAACTATCATCTACCCACCAAAAGACATCTCTGGATTTACTAACTACTACATAACAGTTCACATTGAAATTTCTTCCAAAGGAGTAAATACAGAAAACGTAAAAATTAAAAATATGGGATTTGCCTCATTGTCATTTGATGAAGGAGAATTCTACTCAATCAATACTCCTGCTGCAGGAAAATTTTATCCAATAGTTAAAAATGAAGATCAGTATGTTTATAAAAGAAACATCCCAGTAGTCATAGATACTGAATCCTCCCCATACTTATATTTAGCTGGAGATTCTGGAATAGAAGTTTTACCAGTTATAGATGAAAATTTGACAAAAGGAATTGCTATTCCAATAAATCAAACACTAAAAAATAGTCAAGAAGTAGTTGGATTACAAATGTTCTTAATGTATAACGAATCTGATTTATTCACTGAAAGAAAGAAAATTGGTAAAATATTTAGTTCTGATGATTCGTATGATATTATTTTAAATCCTGAAGATGATGGAAAGAGAGCTTTCTTAAATATTTTTAATTCTGATACTGGTACAGAGTTTACTAACGCCAGATTCTTTTTAAATGGAAAACTTGTAAACAATATAGTAATTGAACCGTTGGCTTGGAACTATATTGCAATATCTTTACAAGAAAATTCCATACTCTTAGATGGAGTTGTTGGTGAGATTGAAATATATTCTGGAGTAAAAGTAGACAATGTTGCAAGTTTTATGGAACTAAACCCAATTAAACAAGAACTAGTTGTTTATAACAAATGGAATTTAATTGATAATTATACTTGGAATAACTGGTCTGCATCCGCAACATGGACAACAGCTTTAGATCAAGAATCCTTAGAAGTAACAATACTTTCTTTAGATGGAAAAGAAATTTTTAATAACTATGCTGGTCTATCTTCTGGAATTGTTAATGATGATACCATTCTTAATGTTACTCACGACTCTGTTGTAATAATAAATGACATATCTTGGGATGAATATTTGGTTTAAGTAAGATATTATGGTACAATGATGTCATGGATTATCTAGAAGGATTACAAAAACTGCCAAACAAGCCAAAAGTAAGCTATGTTGAAAACGATGCTGAATATGGTCTTTATGTTTGGAAAACAGAAACAGGAAGAGTCTTTGGAGACGGCAATGGAAGTTTTATGAACATTCCAGCTAGAAAATATGACCTAACTGCTATCGGTAGAATTACACAGGCTGCAGCACACTATGGTGCTGGTCCAGGAAAGGCAGTATTTATGCCAGGAGTTACAAGAATTACAGAAGAAGAGCATTCTGTTCAGATTGACAGAATGAAGCAGGGCTACATACCAAGTGAATTTGACACTGGTGCTTTTGCTGATGCTGCAAAGGGGCTAAAAAAGCATGGAAATGACTAATGAAGTTATTGCTAGAATTGATAATCTAGATAAGAATAAGCCATCTGCAAATAAAACAGATGACTTTATGACTGAAGCAGATCTTGTAAAAAGTTTTGATGGAATAGATGCAAACTTTAAACGCAGAATTACAAGAATGAATAAAGCATACACTGGTCAAGATGGTGCAAAGTCTAAGCAGTTATTTCCAGAACAAGATGTAACTACAGCGTATGGTCTTTTTGATGTTGTATTGCCACCTTATAATCTTGATGAGTTAGCATTCTTTTTTGATAATTCTTTTGCAAACCACGCTGCAATTAATGCAAAGGTAGCAAACACAGTTGGTCTTGGATATGGCTTTATAATGTCTGACATTGTTAAGGCAAGAATAGAAGAGATTGAAGATACAAATCAAAGAGTTAGAGCACAAAGAAAAGTTGAAAGAGCTAAGTCTGAATTAAGTAATTGGCTTGAAGAACTAAATGATGAAGATACCTTTACTCACGTCCTTGAAAAAGCAATGACAGACTACGAGGCAACTGGTAATGGATATATTGAAATTGGAAGAAAGAATACTGGAGAGATTGGATACATTGGTCACATCCCTGCAACAACAGTTCGTGTAAGACGTATGCGTGATGGCTATGTTCAGATTGTAAACCAAAGAGTAGTTTTCTTTAAAAACTTTCAAGACACAAAAACAGTAAATCCAGTTACAACAGATCAAAGACCAAATGAACTTATTCACATTAAAAAATATAGTCCAAAGAATACTTACTACGGAGTTCCAGATGTTGTGTCTGCTGCAACCTCAGTAGTTGGAGATCAACTTGCTGCAAGATACAATATTGATTATTTTGAAAACAAGGCAGTGCCAAGATACATTGTTACACTAAAGGGTGCAAAGCTAAGTTCAGAGGCAGAAGATAAGTTATTTAGATTCCTGCAGTCTGGTCTTCGTGGACAAAATCACAGAACCCTTTACATCCCACTTCCTGGAGATGGTCCTGATAATAAAGTTGAATTTAAAATGGAGCCAGTTGAAAATGGAATTCAAGAAGGATCATTTGATAAATATAGAACTTCAAATGTTCACGACATCCTTATGGCACATCAAGTTCCAATTTCTAAAGTTGGTTCAGATCCTGGTAGCTCAATTGCATCAGCACTTGTTTCAGATAGAACGTTCAAAGAACAGGTAGCAAGACCAGCACAAAAGAATTTAGAAAAAACAATTAACAAACTTATTAAAGAAAAGACAGACATTCTTTTATTAAAGTTTAATGAATTAACTTTGACTGATGAGAATACTCAAAGTCAAATTGATGAAAGATATCTAAGAGCACAAGTTGTTGTTCCAAATGATATCAGACCTAGACTTGGACTCCCAGTAGTTCCACAAGGAGATACTCCAGTAGTTATGACCCCTCAACAACGTGCAGAGCAAAATGCTCAAATGGCTGGTACAAGACAAAGAGATCAACAAAGAACTGATCAAGCTTCAGACTCAACTGCAACCACAACAGGAAGAAATCCTGGTGGCGAAGGAAGATCTGTAGTATAATATAACAATATTATAAACATATAAAAAATACATATATAATAGGATTAACATGACTAATTTAAGCAAGGCTTATTGGACTTCAGATAACGATGATATCAAGTTATCTATGCCAATCGCTAAAGTGGATGTAGAGCGTAGAATCGTTTCTGGATTTGCCACGCTTGATAACATTGATAAGCAAGCAGACATTGTTCCTACTGATGTAAGTATAAAGGCTTTTGAGACATTCCGTGGCAACCTAAGAGAAATGCATCAGGCTATTGCCGTTGGCAAGGTTGTTAATTTTAGACAAGAAAAATTCTTTGATAAGACTACAGATAAACTTTATAACGGTGTTTATGTAGATGCTTACATTTCTAAGGGTGCTCAGGATACTTGGGAGAAGGTTCTTGATGGAACTCTTTCAGGATTTTCAATTGGCGGAGTAATCAAAGATTCAGAAAATAGCTGGGATGAAAATATTGATAAGACAATCAGAGTCGTTAAAGATTATGAACTTCATGAACTATCTTTGGTAGATAATCCAGCAAATCAATTTGCAAATGTCGTGTCAATTCAAAAAGTTAACAATGATGAACAAATAGATGGTATAATTGCAAAAGCAGACTTTGAAAATGTCTACTGGTGTGAGAATGACGGTATCGTCAGACTTTCAGAGGTTGATGATTCAAGTTGCCCATCATGTGAAGTCAGTATGAAAAATATTGGTTTTGTAGAGACAAAGGATACAGAAAAAGCTATGACAGTTAAATCAATTTTAAATAAGTTTATTGGTTCTACAGACCTTGCTAAATCTGAAGATGTTTCCGAAACCCCACAAACTTCAGGCGAAACGTCTGAAACAGCGATTGACAATAATGCGTCAATTGTAGAAAACAATATAGAGGAGGAGAACAACGTGTCAGAAGATAATACAGTAGTAGAAGAGACCGTTGAAGAAGTTGC